CAAGCAAACGTCATTTTGTTTACTACAATATGGAATGTTTTGATAACAGTAATCACGACAATCGTTAATGCTATCGTGGCTGTTTGGAACGGTTTTACTGGAACCATAAGCGCAATATGGAATGGTATTGTGGGGGCGGCAACAGCAATATGGAACGTAATATTAACGACTATTACAACGATAGCAACCACAACCGTTAATGCTGTATCGTCCATATGGAACGGATTGATAGCAATCGCTTCAGGAATATGGAATGCGGTATCGTCTGTCGTTTCTTCGGTTTGGAACACAATAGTTAGTATTGTTAGCTCGATGGCAAGTAATGCTGTACACACACTACAATCAATTTGGTCTGCCATAGCAGGAGTTGTTTCGTCTATTTGGAATTCAGCCAAAGGGATAATTTCTGGAATATGGAGTGCGATTGTTTCTGTAGTTTCATCAATGGCAAGCAATGCTTTTAATTCACTTCGTGGCGCTTGGAGTGGAGTATCAGGATTTGTAAGTGGATTGTGGAATTCAGCAAGAAGTGCAATATCTAGCGCTTGGAGTGGTATAGTATCGACAATACGTAGCATGGCAAGTAATGCTTTTGGCAGTTTACGTGGTGCTTGGGGCGGTGTAGTTGGTTGGGTTTCTGGCATATGGAACAGTGTTAAAGGCGCAATTATGGGAGCGATGAACTTTAGTTTGTTTGGAGCCGGTAGTGCAATTATGAACGGGTTCTTAAATGGTTTGAGGTCTGTTTGGGGAGCTATAACTTCTTTCGTTGGCGGTATTGCTAGTTGGATCAAAGCCCATAAGGGACCAATTAGTTATGATAAAAAGTTACTTGTTCCCGCCGGTACTGCGATTATGGGTGGATTCGGAAGCTCATTAAATGCAAACTTTGCTGACGTTAAAAAGTCGGTCTCATCTTATGCGGGACAGATTGCTGATGAGTTCGGACAGCAGAAATATGTGGCTAGTGCTCAACTAACAGCCAGCAGTACAGGTGTTGCCGGACAGATTAACGGTGGACTAGCTTCGTTGAGTGATGAAGTGGCTGAACAATCAGCGCAAACACCAGTTTATGAAATCCACAATGAAATAGTCGGTGACAAGATTACAACAACCGTGAACAGTAAGAACGCACGTAGACAAGCAACAACTAGATTGGTAACGGGAGGTATCTAATGGATCTATTGATTACGAATGGCACATCAAGTGCTAAATTAAGCGATAAGGGCATAGTTACCACTGATTTTGATGAAAGCACACCTAGCCTGTCGCTTAATGCTAAATCATTCAATGGACGAAACGGTAAATTAAACTTTGGTGGTAATTATAACGAGAAAAAGTTGACATACACAGGGTATATGCAAGCAAGTAGCCAGTCTGATTACGAAGCAAAGCGTAACTGGTTGTATCAGCTTTTAGGCAGCGCAACGCCTTATTACATCACACCAATTTATTCCGATTCAGGGCAGTATGGTTTTGAACGACCTGGTCAGTCAACAGGCAACAAATTAGGACAAACCGGCGGCACGGAAAGCAAGAAACGTTTTCTCGTCACACTAGATGACACGTTTGCACCAGAATTCTCTGGGAGTGTTAATAGCAAACAAAACTAGAAACTAAGCATTAGTTTTGTGACGGCTGTGCTACCGTTTGGCGAAACAAAGCCTAAAACAGCAACGATTACTAGTACAATTCTATATGCAGGTACGGTTACGGCATCTCAACTAGAGGTGCCTTTTTACATACTACTAACCGCTAAGCAAACAGCGAGTGCTATTTCATTGAAAATAGGCTCAAAAACTTGGACGTACAGCGGAACAGTAGCTAACGGTGATGTATTCAAAATAGGAGGCGTGTACAACCTAAAAAACACGCTGTCTATCAATGACAACACTAACCTTGAATACTTTGTACTAGAACCGTCAACAGGCGGCACAGTGGCTGTTACGTGCTCAATTACAGCAACGCTTGAAATACATGATTACAAGGAGTTATACCTATGATTACATTTAAAAATATCGCTGGTAATAAGTTCCTTGCAGTCGGGACGATTCAACGTAAATCGGCGTTGAACGGTGAAAAATCACTTACCGGAACTTTGTATGATGGCAAAGACGTTCTGAATAAGATTGACAAAGGCTGGTCACTTGAATTCGATGGCGAGCCTTATGTCGTTACTTATTTTGAACGAAACGATAATGATAACAGCGTTTCGTTTGATGCAATCCACAAGT